TTAACTTGTATGTTTAAAGACGCTGTACCCCTTACTATTACTTACTATAAAACACTCCAGAAAAAGACGTATCAAATTAGGAAAAAATACTCCATCTTGTAAACCCTTTACATATACCTACCCTCAATGCTATAAACTGTTTCAACAGCCGTGCGTAGTTGTCCGGCTGGCAACTATGACTGTATGAAGCAAGTTGATGCTTTGTTGGACGCGGGTTCGAATCCCGCCATCTCCACCATCAGTGCACTTTGTAGGGATTGATTTTCCCAAGTGCAAATCTAGGGCCTGTAAAGCCTGAAGCGTATAAGTGTACTGATGATGGGGGTGCACCGGTTTCGACAGCGAAGAGAAGATAAGTGGACAGTCTGGGGTGGTGCTCCATGAAAAACCAAAATCTATAACTGCAAACGATGAGTTATATACTGTTGCTCAAGCTGCCTAATAGCAGTTGAGTGAACGGGGATTGGTCCACCTGGCAACAGAACGGACTTATTATTTATTAATCTCGCTAAGAGGACACAAAATGCTTAATTATATTGGAACCAAACGAATTAAAGCCGAGCCCATGACTCTAGGTGCTTATAACAAACACCGCGGCTGGGATATACCGGATGACGAGGATCCTGCCTCTGCCGGGTATATTATCCATTACCTGGATGGTTATATCAGCTGGAGTCCCCTAAAACAGTTTGATGAAGCGTATCGATTAACCACCGGTATGACTTTTGGCCTGGCCATTGAAGCCATGAAGAAGGGACTCAAAGTACACCGTAAAGGTTGGAATGGTAAAAATATGTGGTTAATCATGGTTCCCAGTACACCCAACAAAGTCCCCTTTATGGAAGGTACCCCGTATCGTGATGCCGGGTTGGTTCGTCCTACTCAAATCGATGCGCATATTGATATGTATACCGCTAAAGGCACCATGCAACCTGGGTGGCTCGCTTCTCAGAATGATATGTTGGCTGAAGATTGGGGGATTATCCTTGATGCGTAAATCATGGGACCAACATTGGATGGAAGAGGCTTTTCATGCTGCAGAGATGTCCACATGCGCTGCCGGTAGAAAGGTTGGCGCTGTCTTTGTGAGAGATAACCGCATGCTGACCACCGGTTTTAATGGTGTACCTGCTGGATATCCCCATCCATTGGTATGCGCCCGCCGAGAGGCGGGAGTTCCCTCTGGAGAGAAACTGGAAATGTGCGGGTGTGCGCATGCGGAAGCCAATGGTATTGCTAATGCTGCCCGGGAAGGAGTGAATCTCAAGGATAGTTCAGTTTACTGCACCACAGAGCCCTGCACTATGTGTATGGGCGCCCTGGCCAATGTAGGTATTTCAGTGGTTCACTTTACTAATCCGTATCCTCACCCAATGAGTAAGAACATTGCATCGTTTGCAGGTATTAGTGTGATTCAGTATGAGGTGACAGAATGACCGAAGATGAAGAGAAAGCAGTTCTGGCCCGGGAAACAGCTTTAGCTGTCCCGGACCCAGACTGTCTGGTGACAATTGAGCAGTTACAGAGGGTAATGCCCAAGCAAACTAAGACGAAAGTCACTGAGAGCCTGGTTGCCACCATAAATGAGATTATGACGGACTCCCAAATGAGGGAGAATTTCCGTGATAACCTGCTTAGTTACACTTCTGTGATGGCTGATGGGAAATATAAAATCCAATCTTATGTTGACGCCGTGCGATATGTGAGTCATAAGTTACTTGGGTCTACAAATATCGAGGCTTATACAAAGACTTTCCCACACCGCTTCCAACGGTTGGTAAATGAAGGAGCAGATAATAAAACGATATCAAGCTATTGCGCAGCCTACAATAAGACGAAACTGGTCAATAAGATCCTGGAACAAACTTTGGTTCCAATGCATGTACTTAATGCGGATTTACACCAAAAAGCGTTAAATAGGCAAGCATTCTTGATGATGAATGCCAAAAGTGAAAAGGTACAGACGGATGCAGCGAACAGTCTACTGACTCAACTAAAGGCGCCAGAAACTACTAAAATTGAGCTTGATGTATCTGTTAAAGATGATAAGAGCATCCTGGAACTCAGAGCAGCAACCCTGGCCCTGGCTGAACAGCAAAGACGTATGATCGCCTCCGGAGCACAGTCGGCACAGGAAGTGGCGCATAGCGATCTTGTACTGGAACACGAAGGTACTTCAGATGAAGCGTAACCTGATCACAAATATTCTCGCACGCGATTACCCTATATTTGGGGAAATCACGGAAGAGGAATTTGAGCTATTTTTTAATGATCAGGAATTTGTTAATAAATTAGGATTTGCTAATACTGAAGAGGAGGTACTCCATCTTTTTAAGGAGTTCCAACTTGAACGGTTATTATTGCAGGAAGCCTCATGAGTTATGATGATCCTGAGGATCAATGGCAACCTGCCGAAACCCCACTGAGTCATTATAAAAATGGCTCTTTAGGGGCAATACTCGAGAAGAACCGTGTCCAGATTGAGAAAGAAAACAAGCTGGAACGGTTATTAATGCGTGGCGTTACCCAGGGCAACCACCCTGAATATTGCAATGACTACGAGTCCTGTCAACAATGTGTCTTTAAATGTGAGCTATGGAATGAGTGAATTTGAGGAGGTGATCGAAGAGGTCCTGACTGTCGATCAGAAACTTAATCTGATCCGATATGGGGATGATAAAGATTATACCCCTAGTACTTTTGCATTAGAATTCATTAACTTTATCAAATTAGTGAATGGGGCCCAGGGAGAGGAAAACCTGACCCCAGTACTTCACTATAAAATGCTTGATGAGGTACGTGGTACCAGGAAGAACATATGTAATATGTTATTTCGTGGATCTGCGAAGACCACCCTCCTGGGTGAATACTTATTTTTATACATAGCTGTGTACGGGGAGATACCCGGGTTTGGTGAGGTATCCCTTGCACTATATGTCTCTGACTCCATTGAAAATGGTGTTAAGAATATGCGTAAGAACCTGGAATATCGCTGGGAGAACAGCGAATTCCTTCAGATGTACATCCCAACCATTCGATTCACTGATATTCGCTGGGAATTCAAAAACAAAGTAGGGAAAACCTTTATCGTCAAAGGATATGGCGCCAAGACAGGGGTTCGTGGTGCGAAGGAGATGGGTAAAAGGCCGAACCTGGCTCTTCTTGATGATTTGGTGTCTGATGAGGATGCCCGGTCTGTCACGGTTATTGCTTCGATTGAAGATACGGTCTACAAGGCCGTTGATTATGCCCTCCATCCAACCAATTCCAAGGTAATCTGGTCTGGTACCCCATTTAATGCCCGGGACCCGCTATATAAAGCGGTGGAGTCCGGTGCCTGGTACGTAAATCTGTATCCTGTTTGTGAGCAATTTCCTTGTTCCCGGGAAGAGTTCCGGGGCGCCTGGGAGGACCGGTTCACCTACGACTATGTTAACGATAAATATCAGAAGGCGCTGAAGGCCGGTAAGATTGATACATTTAACCAGGAATTAATGCTTAGAATCATGTCTGATGAGGATCGGTTGATCCAGGACGCAGATATCATGTGGTACAAGCGGGCTAATATTCTTAATAACAAACAACGGTTTAATTTCTACATAACTACTGATTTTGCTACATCTGAGCTCACAAGTGCCGATTACAGTGTTATATCTGTATGGGCATACAACAACCATGGTGACTGGATGTGGGTCGACGGTGTATGTAAGCGTCAGCTTATGGACCAGAATATGAAAGACCTCTTTCGATTCGCCCAGGAGTACAAACCAGAGCAAGTTGGCGTGGAGGTTTCCGGGCAACAGGCTGGTTTCATTGATTGGATCATTAATGAGCAGGTAAATAAAAATCAATATTTCAATCTGGCTTCCGATAGTAATAGTAACCGCCCAGGTATCCGGCCAAATACCAATAAGATGCAGCGATTCAATATCGTGGTTCCATGGTTCAAAGCACACAAGATCTACTTTCCAGAGGAAATGAGGAAATCCCTAATTATTGCTGAATTCCTGACAGAACTGCGATTGGCCAGCCCGGGAGGGTTTAAGGCAAAGAATGATGATTGTATTGACACAATCTCAATGCTAGCTAGTCTTACTCCATGGAAGCCAGCTGAGGATACTCCCAGCATGCGCAATGAAGGGGTGGACATCTGGAATGATGATCCATCTACTATTCCTAACGATTTAGACTCGTATATTGTTTAGTTGGCTTATAGTACAGACTGTGTATACACTAGCTAAAATACAAATTACCAGGATTTTGCCATGCTGCTTTCCGAGATATTTGATAATCTGATTTATGGGGAACTCTCCCAAATGGCTATTACAAATGATGATGTAATATCGCCTGGAGATTATCCGAAGCTAGTTACAATTATCAACACAGGGTTATTAGAGCTATATAAACGATTCCCTCTTAAAGAGGCAGAGCTGACCTTAGAATTACACTCACAGATCACAGATTACTATTTACATACGGATTACGCATTAAGTGATCCTAATACGTCTGGACAACCAATAAAATATATTTTAGATACAGCAACAGTTGATACCTTTACAGATAATATTTTATTAATTACCCATGTGTATGATGAAGTGGGTGATGAATATGCGTTAAATGATTTAAACCGAGAAGATTCTCTTTACACTCCAACTCCAATAACTCTACAGGTTCCATATCCTGACGATCAAAATACTCTTGCAGTAATTTATCGTGCAGAACCAGACAAGATCAATTATGTAGGTTTAACTGATCCAACTTTGGTTACTATTGAGTTGCCCAATCAATTCCTAAATGCTTTAGGTATATTCGTGGCTTATAAAATAATGGCTCCAATTAATGTCGGTGATGATAATGCCGACTCGGAAACCTATTATAAAAAGTTCGAAGAAGCATGTGGATTGATAAATTACTTGGGTACTCTCAATATTGATACGAACATTAATAGAAAATTTGGAGATGGTGGATGGGTGTAGTCGACGGAGTACGTACAAAAGGTCGCTTAGTAGACCGTTATATCAATACAGCTTACGATATAGTTAAGTCTGTTGCTGATAATCTTCCTGCAA